CGTTTTCAACCACTCCAACTCTCTGTAGACTTTCTTCATACAGGTTTCCATACCAGTCAGGACGTCTACCCTCTTTGGGAACAACCACTTCCTTCAATGGAGACTCTACACGGTAGATCACACTTCCAAACGTCTGACGTGGCCGAATCACTTGCTTAATACGATACAAACGCTTACTCCACAACTCACCATCATTCGTGACACGCTGTTTACGCACCCTGACAGTGTCTCCCACTTTGAATGTCGGAGGTTCTGAACGTGCTGATGCTCGCTCTTTTGTTCGCGTTATAATCTGCGACACATCGTCTCCCGTCGCATCGTGTGCCTCTGTTGGTGTCACGCCGATTGTTTCTTGGATTGCTTCATTATAGTTCTTTACAAGTACAGGCAACAACGAAGGCCAATCTCGTGTATTAGTGGTTCGCATTGCCAGCCGAATCATTCCTTTTAGCACACCATTGAATCGCTCTACTTGCCCATTGCTCTGTGGTTTACCTGCGAGTGACAATATCTGTTTTGTACCGTGCTTCCGCAGCACTGCTCGGAAATCAGGGTTGATAAACTCAGATCCTCTGTCTGAACGAATCGCACCGACTCTTCCTGATTCACTCAGCAGTTTATCCATCGCTTTCGCCACTGTCTCTTTTCGTTTGTTCTTCAACGGTTCCGCATACGCACGCTTGCTGAATAAATCAATCCCTGTGAGAATATACTGCCACCCATTGATTGCCAGATTCTGTAAATCCGCGAGGTCAACCCCCATTATCCGATTAGGTGCTCTCACCACCGTAGAGCGAACAATGCGTTCCCTTTTGGGTCTCTGAAACATCTGCCACGACTCCTGCTTGCGTAGCCACTCCATCGTCTGTGCCTGTGTCAGCGGCTTTCCGGCTTCCTCGTTTGCCCTCTTCCACAAGCGGTCGCGCCCAAATACAAAATGCTGGTTGTAGTATAAATCATACAAACGCTGCCCCTGTTCTTTCGTAAGTTCCTCAGGCATCTATTACGAATATTATAGTTTTCGGTTGCTACATTTTGTAGCATACGAATACATGTGAATCTTTTCACTTTCAACCAAGCAGAGCATGGAGGTCACCGGCAGTCAACTTAGCCCCACCTAGTCTTACCAACTCACCGCCCTTTGTAGAACGCTTATTCCCCTTACCCTTGCCCTTTCCAGCCCCAAGCCTATGAGCAATAGACCCAATAGTAGTAGCATCGCCCGCATACTGACTGATACCAGGAAGGTTGCGTACGCTGCGTATAGCCGCCCTTACAGCAGGCTGTGATATCCACCGGTATCCACGATTTCCTACATTCCAGAGATCAGTCCAGAATGACCCACCAAGCACACGATGAAGTGTGTTGTCCTCAACCGCATACTGGATAGGAGACGAGAGCAACTTCTCCGGTGATACACGCGGGGCAAAGTCGGAGAAACTGCCATCCTTATCTACGATGAAGTTGTCGTAGACTGCGTACATCTCAACCGAGCAGGTCTCATCAGCACTAGCACCAGCAATAGACACCTGAACACCAACATTCAGCGTCTTGTTGGCGTTTGACATTGTCCCCTCTTGGAGACCCATATCAGACGGGCGGAAAAATAAAATACTTCCAGCCCCGTTGTTCGCAGTCTGGGGGAAGGCACGCTGGCCGGCAAAAGTGGCAAAACGACGGTTGTACCCGTTCTTGGAAGACAGTGAATACAACTGGTACTGGTTCATGTTTTGGAAAATGGCCTGACGGTTGTCCATATCAACACTCACACCCGTAATCGGGCAGTAGCGAACCGTACCATACGCAGCACGAGGGCGTCTCACCATAAGTACAAACATACTGGGAATCCCATTGATAGTGGTCGTGTTTAGGTTAAACGTAGATCCGGCAACCGGGACGAGCGTTGACTGGCGCGCAATCTGTGTGGTACGGGGGGAGTTATACACAAGAGAACCAGGTATCTTCTCTACCAGCGAGGGCGCCCAGGTACGAACAAGGAGAGAGTGACGAGCACTCACAACCGTAGCAGCAACACCGGCGACAGACTGGTTAATGTTAAGGGCGTTGATCATATTCTGGATATTGAGTGTCAGTATAAATGAGTTAATGTCCTTAAAGGGCTGGGCATCACGAGGTGTCTGCCACTGGAAAGAATCGGAAGTAATCATTTCTTCCAGGGTAACCGTTACATCTAGTTCGGTGTTCACGGCAGTGTCAGCATACGACACAAGGTACTGCGCACCAAGTCCACGGGTCTTTACAGCATCTACAGCATTCGCCCCCGTCTTGAGGGGGTCCTGGAGCATATTAGAATCAAAAACTTCATATGCGTCCGGGAGGGAAGCCTGGGTGATAAGGGCAAGGTCCATCGGGTCCATATTCGCAATCTTGGCATCAAGTGTTGCCGCAATCTGAGTGGTAGTCTGGTAGCCATTGATATCCACAGTTCCAGTTTGGAGGTAGCGGTTTACGGGGAAATCAGATACACCAAGTTTGTCTGAGATCTGAGTCAGGCGGGCATTGAGGTCACCAGCGGTAAGACCGGTAAGACGGAATGTAATGCGACTGCGCAGTCTGGGAGTTGATTCAACCAGTCCAGCCGGAAATCTCGTGTTCCATTCAACATTACCAGCAATACTGGTTTCACCGCTTGACGGCGCTATCTCACGGTAAGTGTCCGCAGCGGTACCAACATGGGAACCAATGGCGGCGTTTTCAGGTGTCACCCAATCCATAGACTTAGGGGCAAGTAGCACTGTCTTCATCTTTGAGGGGTCCATGGTTACTTTCTACAAGGGCTACAGAAACTTTTTTCAATCTTACTTGTTACGCTGAAACAGCAACTTCACAGTTACTGATCCCTGAGGTGGAACCAATATCTTGTGAAACACACCATCAAAACCAACCCAGTTAAACGATAACGTGAACGATCGTAAGTCCACACCAGTTGTCAAGTTGTGCCACCGTTGGTCAGCACCCTCGGGGAGATAGAATAGAGCCTGAATGGACTGGTTGTTCACCTGCGTATATTTGAAATCTACGAGGAACGACCCCACCCCATCAGCGATGGAAAACCCAGTAGACGGAGGGTCTATCAGTTCGTACTTGACCGGTAGGCCATTTGACTTTACAGCAATCCGTCTGACCGGGGAAAGAAACTCTAGTGTCGCGTTAGCCTGTTCAAAATCATCACCTTGAATGTCCAGAACATACCATCCAGCGTCTGTGTCTAGGATAATATCAAATGTGTTGAGAGCGAACTGGAAACTGTCGTTTACCAGCGTGTCATACGCTCCACGATACGCCGCAGTTGTCACCACGTGAAAACGGTGTGTATCCAGGTCATATTCAAAACGAGGTCGGTCAACTTCAGCAATCCCAAGTGATGATGCTAGATTATCAAATGCCAAATCAATCCCCGAAGCAACATCCTTGTATGAATACAAATACCTGTCCGCATCGCCAGTTCCCTGCTCATAAAAGTCACGAATACCAGTAAAACTTGACCAATCCACAATGTACTGCGAAACAGCACCTCCACCCACTGGCCGCATCCCGATCTTCCATTCATTCCGTGTTGTGTCAAATAGGGGAAGTCGTGCGCCGTGAAGATCAAATCTTTCTACTGCTGTAACTACGTCCGCAACATCCTTTAAGATTGGTATGCTACGGTTGATACTGACCGTAGCATCAATCGGATAATCTGGGTTTCCTTCCAGCGTTCCATTTACGTGGTCATAGTCAATACCTGCCATTATGATTCTACTTATCTATCGGTTTATTTCCAAAGGGTTGCGACTGTGTCGTCTAGTCCCAGTTTCATCTTTTTCCCAGCAAATCGTAATAGTTGGTCATACTGGTCATTCGTCAGTTTTTCATATAAACACCGATTTAAACTATGCCTACCACACGTCGCAACTCCTGCCTTCTGAGATTGATGCTTGTGATGACTGTAATCCACATTCCACCCACTATCCAATAAATGGCGAATCAGCGTATTCTCCTTTTCATCATACAGCGCATCCTTGTTTCTCGCGAATGATTTCTGTTTGTCTGGTTTGATACCGTAGGGGTCGTAGAAAAACACCGTCTTTGTATCAGGGTGCTTGACCAATGATACGTAATGTCCCGCTACGGAGTTTCCACGTTTTAGATTTGGATAAAACAGAATCACGCTGTCCGCATTTCCAAATACGGAATCCAGATTACGAGCACGTATTACCTCGTCGTATTCTACCACTGCTGGACTTCTTCCAGATGTCTTAGGGTGTGTCTGCCACATAAACGTTAGTTCACGTGGGGATAACGACCGATAACTTTCTGCCAGTCTCGGTGTCGCTCTAGCCATTCTAATATCCATTCACTAATAACCATCGGGGAAGTTCTATGGTTGAGACATAATGATGCGTTTTCACCTCATTTAAGTTTATCCCGGACAATCATAGAGAGTTCAATATGATGATAAGCCGTTTACCATGTAAGGATAACATGTGTATGCGATGGAGGGGTGTATGTATTGATGGGGAAAACATATACAAACCTGAAGGATATATGGATATTCCGAACATTGTACACACGGGTAAAACGTTACATATGAGAATCAGACGAGGATACGAATATGATAAGTATGGTTGCCCCTATTTTATAAGAAAAAACATACCTGAACCAATGTCATTCATTGATTTTATGAATGATATGGGTATGCTTCTACGAAGTTGTTGGAACGAAGAAAAGGACTATATCGTAGTTGACAAAGTTATGAAAGAAGACGAAGACTTTTTTTCCGTGTACGTACATTACGAATAGTTACCAACGGTTCACCCGAAACCATTGAATCCAAAAACGTAGCATAGCCGTTGGCTCGTGTTTATAATACACAAAGATACTAGCACCACTAAACCGAACCAGTTTCACCCGACTCATATCTACCGATACATTTGTTCTTCTAAGAGAATATCTCATATTCAATAGAAAATGACGTATAAGCGCACAATCCGTACGCATCAGCGCATCGCACCCTGCCTCCAGAAAACTGAATCCGCAATCCAGGCTCTCGCAAATGAGATTTACGGAAAGTTTAAGATTAACAGCAAGGAACTACGCCATCTCGCACAGATACAATCGGGGATTCGCCTGCTAATGAACGATATGGTGCTTGATCTTGCGAAACTCTCCGACGATGCTGATGCCAATGGCATTTACGCCGTGGAAGTGGACGAAGACGAAGTTGACGATGAAGATGACGACACCTCGTCGATTGTCTCCAGAAATACAATCCAGGACTTGCTCAATGTCTAGCGACATACAGTCCATTGGCTTTTACGTATCGTGATGCTTCGGGAAGGGTCATACCCATCTTGTTCATTATATCGCGAACCAGTGTACCACGCTTAGACATAGAACCGCAACGGTTTAGCCTCTTAGGAATCGGAACGGGGGCTGGTTCTTCAAACTCTTCTTCATACACTACCGGCGCTGGCGCTGGTGCTGTACGGGTTCGCCTGTTTCGTCTTGACCGACGAAGTATCACGGCCTCTGCCCCACCGCGGACCATCTCCGTATCCCCACCACAATGCGGACACGTACCACAGCCTCCACGCATCCGTTTTTCGTGTTCCTCCTTTCGCTTCCGAGATGCCTCGGCCTGACTATGAAGGAGTTCAGTCGTCGTGCTCTTTCCCGAGTTTATCCTCGGTTTCGTCTTGAGCAGTTGCTTAACACCCGCCTTGGCTACACCCTTGAGAGCAGATGCTCCCGGAATCACAGCAAAAGCCCCATCAATCAATGCCTCCTTTGTTGCCTCCCCCGCGTTATACGCCCGGTGATGCTGAAGTGCGTCAATACCTTCTTTTGCGTATGCTCCAACCACTGGAATACTGCCTACGATACTCTTTCCAATGTTCGCGAGTGTGTCCCAGAATGACCCACCGCTTATCTTGTGTTGCTTGCTTGCTTGTGTCACCACTTTAGATGCCTCGGCCTTGCTCAGACCAGTTAACTGTTGAACATACGCTACTGCCTTTGCCCGCTGTCCCTTGGTTAGTCTGCGTGTTTTTGTTGCCTTTCCAGCACCCACGATGTTAAAGTTTTTGTCTAGATGTACCATACTACTATACTCACTACATTTTATATAGACCACCGACCAATACCGCAGAATAGCGTCGTCCACTCAATGAAGGTGATTTGCTTAGGAAGTCGTACGGAACGGTTGCCACTACCTCGGAACCCTTAGAAATCTCAAACCGGTTGTTGAATATCTGTACGGTGTGTACTTTTCCCGCCGTACCAGTCTTGGTTTCCCAGACAAAGTCCTTACCTGTTGAATCTACTGTACGATTACCCGATGCGTCATAGACATATTCAGGATACGAAAAACTCTGATCTGTGCGGAAGTCCGTACTCGTTGTCGCCTTAAATACCGTATCGCTACGAATCAGTGTGTCTGTCTGACGACACGCCATTCCGGGAATAGCCGACGGACACAGCAAATCACCGTTGCGGATTGAGCCAGCCTCATCGCACACCCACATCATACCTTCACCACCCTGGTTTACAAAGGCCACCTTCTTGTCGTTTGCCTTCTGGGGCTGGGTATCTGTGTAACGCTGGAGCCAGTCGTTGTCGTCCTCGCGTATCACGTCTTGTCCAGTAATAAAGTCATATGGAGACAGCACACCATATACAGCCGACTTGTTGCTCTGGTCCGTGAGTGCTACTTCAAAATGAGCCTCTGACAGATGAGGAGGGGCAATATAAGAACCGACTGATGAAACCAGTAGGCCGTGGTGAGATTTTCCGTATGAAAAAGGGACTCTTACCGGGTGCTGTAGGGTAGCAAAATATGCTTTCGTCGCCGCGATTCGGCCATACGTAATAGCCGATGATGAGGGCGTGGGCTCCGAAGAACCAAGCATGTACAACCACGTTTTTGAATCACGATGTCCAAGTTGGAGTCGGAGGTAGTTCGCCTGACCACCGTCTAGAGCATCGCCCCCATTTATTGGGGCTGGGCCCAATGAAACAGTCCCAGATTGGATGAAGTTACTTCCGCTAGGAACCGTCAGATTCCCATTTAGAACCAGTGGACCATCACATATTTGACCAAACGTGTTTAGTGTGCCGTCCATAGTCACAGTTGAGCCAAACGTCGTAGGGACAGATACGTCCACTGTGTCCGCGATTGTTATCGTGGAATCATCCCAGTTTACCTTTCTCTGATTCCCTGCTTTACTACCTCCCCAAACACGTAAGGACTTTTCAAAGTTATTAAGGCCCATTCCTACTGCGCTGTCTTCATCGGTGGCATTGATTTCTATTAGTGCCGCGTCTGCGGGAGTGGTAACCTCTCCTAGTTTGATACACGTCCTATAACCAGAAGATATGACCGTCCCAGTAACCTCCAGATCCTGGAGGTTAACATCGTTGAAAGAGAAATCCAGACCCCCTGGGATAACTAGAGGACCATTCACCCTGAGTTCGCCGTTCACAGTCACAGTTGAGCCAAACGTCGTAGGGACAGACACGCCCACTGTGTCCGCAACTGATATTGTGGAATCATCCCAGTTTACCTTTCTCTGATTCCCTGCTTTACTACCTCCCCAAACACGAAACGACTTTTCAAAGTTATTAAGGCCCATTGCTACTGCGTTGTCCTCGTCGGTGGCATTGATTTCTATTACTGCCGCATCTGCGGGAGTGGTAATCTCTCCAAGTTTAATACACGACCTATATCCAGAGCCTAATACTGTTCCAGTAACTTCAAGGTCTGTGAGATTCACATCGTTAAATGAGAAATCCAGCCCCCCTTGGAGGTTCAGCGCACCACCAATCGTTAAGTCTCCAACGGTTGTGATACTATTCACATTGACATCAAGATCGCGAGCGTTCACAAGATTTGATATAGCCATAGTATGTCTATATAAAAACAGATAATAAATCAGAGGGTGTGTATGAGGTTTAGTCGCTTACGAACCAAGTCCTCCAGCCCCTCATACGAGTTGTAAATCTGAACCGCCTTGCGTGGTACAGCCTCAAGGAACTCATCTCTTCTCAATCTGAGGGCGTCCATATCATCTGGGAACCGCTCAAGGATTTGGGCGAAAAAGTCTTTTCCCGGGCAGGCAATAATGGACGAATCGTATCGGAAACGTGATGCCCACGCCCAGCACGACGTGATGAAAAGGACCTTCAGACCACTGTTCTTCTTCAACTGATTACGCATAAAGGCCAGCACCTTGTCCGCACACTCCGCATAGTAGATAGACTCTTGGAGAAAGTTTCCAGAGTCTTGAGACATCCGCAGGCGTGAGAGTTCCTTATCGTCACAGACGGTGCTCAGATACTCATCAACATCAACAACTAGGTATTGCTTCTGGCTTGCCAGACGGTGATATAACAGTGATTTACCTCCCTTGCTTGGTATACAAAGCACGTGCTTCTGGATTTTACACGCCTTACGCATGTGTTCCTTCCAACAACCCCTCGCGACATAATACGCAACTGGTAATAGCACACTTGCTCCCTGAACTACGCCAGGAATCGCGGCTTCCATAATACTCTACCAATGATACGATAAAATCAACGCGTGTGTTTATATTCGTCCACGAGAAGATGAACGGCGTTCCTTCCCGCTGGCCGCGGCGCGAGAACGGGTTTTGCGAGGAGATGGACCAGAAGATGCCGACGCCGCTGCCGCTGCCGCTG